CGGGACATCAGGTGTCCGACGGCGGTGTTTTTGAGCCCATGGTCAGGGTTGACCTTGACGCCGGTGAGCGCGCCGACCGTCTGCCCTGCCAGCGTGCCGCTGATTACCAGCGCGCCCAACTCGAAGGTCTTTATGTCAATCATCGACACCGCCCAGTTGACGTTGCCGCCGCTCTGCGTGAGTTCGAGTGACGCCCACATCGGGGTTCCGTTGAGATCGAAGTCAGCCCACGCGCTTGTAAGCAGGGTGCTGCCTCCTCGGTCGAATGCCTGCACGCGGACACTGCCGCCGTTCAGGGTCCCGTACGCGACGTTCCAGTACGTCGCTGTGCCGCCGTTCTGAATCTGCACGAAGGTAAAGGTGTCTGTGTCGCCGCCGTCCGGAATGGACAGCAGGAACGTGGTCTGAATGACGCCCGTGTTGGCCGCGCCGTTGATGCCGTACCAGTCCCCAAAATCCGCAGAGGATACGACCGGGATCGATCCGGATGCGGGGAAGTCGTTGTTACTGGCCATCTTCGGGAAACCGTGGATCGACAGCGGATTGCCGCCGATGCCCGACGCGAACTGCGTGGCCTCCTTCCCCTCCTCCATCGGCCAGTACACGATCGGCGGGACAGCCAGGTTCGTGAACGCGCGGTAGAACGCCGACGGAGTGGGCGACGCACCCTGACCTAGCCGCCGGGTGATGCCGCTCGCGGTGATCTGCGTGTCCGTCAGGGTTCCCGACAGGTCCCACTTCGTTGGCCACGACGACACTTCGCCGGTGAACCGGTAGTTGCGGACCTCGAAGTTGTCGTAGGAGAACACGAGCGGCTTCGCGTTCGTGTTGCCCGCCGCGACCCCCGAGCGCACGCCGACCCATCCCTTAGCGCGGTTGTGCTGCACTGCCGAGATAGTCGCCTGCGCGGCTACGTCGTTGACGATGGTCCAGGCGTACGGTTCCGCTCCGGCTGCGTCCCAAAGCTTGCCGCGCAGGGTTTGCCCTTCGAGCTGGAACCGGACACGGAGCGCTTGCCCCGTATAGGTGATCGGGACAATGACGTTGGCTGCCGCGACGATAGTGCCCGGGCCGTTGAACATCGCGAGCCGGATCACCTCGGACGCGTCGATCTCTACGCGCAGTTGCCAATAGTCCGATGTGGACAACCCTGCCAGGATCAGCGTCGCCGGTTCGATCGGGCCGCCGGTGATGTTCGCGGGCAGGCCGGACACGGTCACCGCCATGTCCACATCGGAGTAGAGCGATCCCGCGAGGTAGGAGATCCGGTAGGCGCTCGCGCTCGGCAGGGAGTGTTTGCCTAGGCCGCCGCTGACGCTGAAGTCGGACGGAAGCACGCTGGTTACGCCGACTGTCGACCACGCGCCGCCGGTATCCGAGCTGCCCCAACCGTTCGACGCCGTCCGGGTGAAGGTGTCGACTTCGGTCCGGACGGCGATGCGGAGCGGGGTGTTGCGGCCCAGTGAGCCGTAGTAGGCGCCGGTCGGGTTACGCAGGCTGTAGTTCCCGGAGCTGTTGTCTAGCACGAGCTGACATTGCGCCGGGGGAGTGCGTCCCGACTCGTTCGGCCGTCCGCGCGAGATCTGAATCCCGCTCGCGGCGCGGATGTCGGAGGCGATGTCCACCCACGATGAATTGACGAACAGTTCCGCCGCGACGTTGTGCGGCCTCGGGAACACCATCGTTACCTACCCCCGAGAACGGCCTGAATGTCGCCGCCCTGCACGCGGATGGACTCCTGCAAGATCTCCAGAATCAAGTCATTGATCCGGCCGCCTCCGGATTGGATCGTGATCGTCGCGCCCCCGCCTGTTCCGCCGCGCGGCACGACCCGTTCCCCTGCCTGGAGCATGGCTAGCATCTCCTGACCCTGCATACCCGGCACGACACCGCCAGTGTGAAACTTCGGGATCTTCGGGACTCCGAAGTTGTTGCCGCCGATCAGCGGAACCCATGACGGGATCGTGAAGTTGATACGCCCCACCGTGTTGTTCCAAATGTCCGCTACGAAGTTGAACGCACTCCGGAACGCGCTCTTGATGCCGTCGCCGATCGCGGAGAAGAATCCGCCGATGCGACCCGGCAGCTTCGAGAACCAATCGACCACGCTATTGAAGATGCCGACGATCCAGTCTTTCGCTGCGGTGAAGCCGTTCTTGATCAGGTCGATCATGGCCGTCACGTAGGCGACGACCTTATCCTTGACCCAATTCCATTTGTCGACGATCCAACTTACGACGACCGCGACGACTTCCTTCACTTTGTCGAAGTTCATGATCAGCAGGACGATCGCGGCTATCAGCGCGATGACGGCGATGACGATCCAGGTCATCGGGTTCGCGAGCAGCGCCGCCGTCCAGGCCCACGCCGACGCGATCATTGGCACGAACCCCGCGACCATGCTGCCCATGAGCGGGATCAACTGCGCGAAGCCACCGGCCAGGTCGGCACCCGCGCCGCCGAGCGCTTGCAAGCGTTCGGACGTGCTCAAGCTGCCGTCGGTGATGCCCTTGAAGCCGTCCACGAGACCGGAGGTGATGTCAGAGACACCCTGGAACTTGCCCTCCGCGCCGTCCGCGCCTTCACCGGCCTTGTCGAATCCGCCGCGTACTTTTGAGGAGGAGTCCCCTACGTCCGTCGCCATCTTCTTCGAGCTACTGCCGACGTTCGCCATCGCGGAATCGAGCTGCGTCGAGTCACCGGCGAACGTGAGCTTGACCGTGTTTCCCATCAGCGCCGCACCTTCCCATTGCTGCGTGGGTCGATGAGGTGATCGTCAAAGCGACGCTCGACCACGGCGAGACGAATTCCGTGCTGCTCCAGGGTCTTCTTGAGGTCCTTCACATCGGATGAGGTCGTCGAAACCAGCTCGGCCATGGAGTGGTCGCCGGAGGGGGTCTGGACGGCTTGGGCAACAGAGTTCGTCGCCCTGCGCCCCCGGACAAGCTCGACGAGCACGGCGGTAAACAGCAGGAGGATTCCGGACACGATGGCAACCTGCACTTCGACGCTCACGAGATCTCCAATCCGGCGGCCTTCGCCACTTCGGTCAACGCGTCGACAAGCTGTTGCTGTACAAGCTCGTCGTTGTCGGCGTACGCCTTCCACACGTACCGGCCCGCTCGGAGGAACGGGCGCTTGCTGGTCTTCTTCGGCCCTACAGCGCCTCCGAAGTCGAGCCAGGGCATGTAGGGGAACTTGTTGCCGCCCTCGGACACGCGGGCCGCTGTGCGCGTGCTAGCGGCCTTCACGGAGCTAGCTGCGTGGCCGCCCTTGCCGGGGCCGACCGGGATCCGGGGAACCGCGTCATCGACCACGATCTTCGCCGCCGAGTTCGCCGCGAGACGTAAACCCTTTGGCAGCTCCGAATCCATCTTCTTCAGGTTGCGCTGGAACTCCTTGAGCCCGTCGATACGGATCGGTTCCGGAACTGCCATCTGTCTCACCCCTTCGCGTGCTTCGCCATCTTCATCTCAAGCTCTTGCCGCTGTGCCTTGCGTCCGTAGTAGATCGCCCAGCGGATGAACTCGTCGTTGCTCATCTCGGCGCGCATCGCCTCGACGGTCTTACTCAGCCGGTCTGCGAGGTAGAACTCAAACTCCAGTTCGGAGTCATTCTCGAAAGTCGCGCATCGCCTGCTTCGGCGCGCTGTTCTCCATGCCACTCAGCCGAAGGATCGCTTCCGTGATCGGCTGCAACTCACCCGCCGGGCTGTTCTCCTGCCACACCTTGACATCCGCGATCGACAATTCCGGCTCGACCATCGCCCAGTTGAGCAACTTCTGCTCGCTCTCCGCGACCGTCATCTCTATGTCCCGGAGCGACATAGCCTGCGCGCGGGAGAGCGACCGGACCTTCACGGTGCCGACGCCGGGAACCTCAACCTCCTCGACGCCAAACCGCGCCTTGAGAAGGTCCTCTTTAGACAAAGACATGTCGGGCTCCTTACGCCTGGCTCGTGAGGGCAACGTCATCGGTCAGTTGCAGCGAGGCGGACCACGAGATCATGTCCGCAACCGGCGCGGTCTCCTCGTACGCGGTCACAAGCACGCTGACGGTTTTCGTCGGCTTACCAGTGCCGGTTCCTTCGGGCTTGTAGATCAGCGTGACGACCGTGCCGAGTAGCGGTTCGATGATCACCTGCGGACCGGATGCGCCATCGTCGTAGATCCCGGTCATCGTCGCGGTTCCATCCTTCAGCCCACCCTGGTAGGTGTGCGAGGACTTGCCAAAGGTGGTCGTGTCGTGGCTGTCCGCACTGCGGTTGAACGCCACGTTGTTGCAGAAGGCCGAAAGATCGGTCGCCGCAAGCGTGGTCTGAGTGCCCTTGCCGTGAATGAATCCCATGTCAGGCTCCTTGTCCGATCACATCTACTGAGAACTCGACGCCCAGGTAGGTCGTCGCCGCAACGGTGTACGCCTGCACGGTCGCGGACATCACCCGGACCGTGTCGCACGCGGCGTAGGCGCCTGCCTCGACGGCTGCCTTGATGCTGTGCGAGCCGGAGCCGTCGAGGTACTGCGCAAGGGTGTCGCGAGAGGACCGCGCGTCGAGCATGCCCACGAGCACCACCACCGGCAGCGTCATGCGGTCCATGCCGCGCGCCATGGTGCTGTCGTAGTCGAGCGGGTCCGGCCAGACCACCATCGCCGCCGGAGGAGTGACCTTCGCTGCTGAGTATGGGAAAACCCGGAGTCCGGCCACTGTGTCCAGTGCGACCCCGAGTTCGTCCATCACGTCCGCGATGTTCATGCCGCACCCCACCAGCGGTAGTAGCTGCGCACGGTCAGCGCGACATCCGGGTCAAGCTTCGGGAGCAGGCGGATTTCGTTACCGGCTTCTGGGGACCCGGCGACACCGAAGGGTGAGTCGCGGCGCGACAGGAACCGGGAAGCCTGCATCGCCGTCGCCTGCTTGATTGGCACGGGAACCGCTGTCCACCCGAACGTAGCCGTCACCTCGATGCCGTCTTCGATGCCGCCGGGGGTCACTGCGGAATCCCGGTTGACGATCAAGTTTGTCCAGGGCTGACCTTCGGCCGCCGCGTTGACCGGCTTGAGAGACAGGCTATCGATCTCGCCCATAAGGTCTGTGTACGCAACAACAAGGCCAACAGTCGTCATCAGGTCGTCGATCTCGACCATCCAACGGCAACGCTTCCGGTCGA